GACCGACATCCTCGACGGCCGCTGGGACAACGCCGAGGTCGAGGTCTGGCGGGTGAACTGGGCGGACACCGGCCAGCGCGTACTGATGCGGCGCGGAGCCATCGGCCAGATCCGACGCGGGCGGCTCGCCTTTGTCGCGGAGGTTCGCTCACTCGCCCATGTGCTGGGCCAGACGGTTGGGCGGACCTTTCAGGCGACCTGCGATGCCGCGCTTGGCGACGCGCGCTGCGGCGTCGATCTGGAGGGCCCGGCCTACAAGGGCACGGGCGCAGTGATCGATCTGCTGCGCGACCGGTCCTTCACCGCCTCGGGCCTCGGCGGCTTCGCCTCCGGCTGGTTCACCTTCGGCACGCTGGACTGGACGAGCGGCGCTAACACGGGACGACGCACTGAAGTGCTGGGCCATGACGTGGCGGACGGCATCGCGGTGCTGACGCTGCTCGAGGCGCCGGTGCGTGCGATCGCCGAGGGCGACACCTTCACCATCCGCGGCGGCTGCGACAAGCGGATGGAGACCTGCGGGGCGAAGTTCGCCAACACCGCCAACTTCCGGGGTTTCCCGCACATTCCCGGCCAGGACGCTGTGCTGCGCTACGCCACCAAGGATGGCGGGCACGAGGGAGGCGTGCTGTGATCTCTGCCGACCCCGCGCGCGTCATCGCCGTCGCGCGCTCCTGGCTCGGCACGCCGTATCACAACCAGGCGAGCCTGCGCGGCGTCGGCTGCGACTGCCTCGGCCTCGCGCGCGGCGTCTGGCGCGAGGTCGTCGGTCCCGAGCCGTTCCCGATCCCGCCCTACAGCCGCGACTGGGGCGAGACCGGGCCGCGCGAGGTTCTGGCCGAGGGCGCGCGCGCCATGATGGTCGAGTTGGAAACGGCAGATGCCGGTCCCGGCGCGCTGGTCCTCTTCCGCATGAGGCCGCGCGCCATCGCGAAACATGTCGGGATCCTGATTGGGCCCGGCAGCTTCCTCCACGCCTACGAGCGGCTCGGCGTGATCGAGGAACCTCTCACCCAATCATGGCGGCGGCGCATCGCCTTCGCCTTCCTGTTCCCGCAACGCTGAAGCATCTCCATGGCCACTCTCGTTCTCGGCGCGGCCGGGGCCGCCATTGGCGGTTCGATCGGCGGCGCGATCCTCGGCGTCAGCGCCGCGACGATCGGCGGCTTCATCGGCTCCAGCATCGGCTCGGTGGTTGACAGCTGGATCATCTCGTCGTTGGCGCCCACGCAGCGCATCGAGGGCGCGCGGCTCGACACGCTGCGCATCACGTCCTCAACCGAGGGCGCGGTGATCCCGCGGCTCTACGGCCGCATGCGGACGGGTGGCAACATCATCTGGGCGACCGATTTCCGCGAGGAGACGAAGACCACCACCCAAGGCGGCGGCAAGGGTGGCGGGGGCGGCAAGGTCAAGACGACCGAGTATCTGTACTACGCCAGTTTCGCCGTCGCCTTGTGCGAGGGACCGATCACCGGGATCGGGCGCATCTGGGCCGACGGCAAGCCGATGGACCTCTCCGGCGTCACCTGGCGTTGGTATCCGGGCGACGAGGCGCAGACGGCGGACCCGTTCATCGCGGCGAAGATGGGTGCGGCGAAAACCCCGGCCTATCGTGGCACGGCCTATGTGGTCTTCGAGGAACTGGCGCTCTCGACCTACGGCAACCGCCTGCCGCAGCTGTCCTTCGAGGTGTTCCGGCCGCTGGCCGATCCCGACACCGCCGAGGGGCTGACCCGCGCCGTCACCATGATCCCCGCCTCGGGCGAGTTCACCTATGCGACGCAGGCGATCCGCAAGACCGATGGCGGCGCGCAGATCCCTGAGAACCTGAACGCGCTGGCCGACTCCACCGACATGGTGGAGGCGCTGGACCGCCTGCAGGCGATGGCGCCTGCGGTCGAGAGCGTCAGCCTCGTGGTGGCGTGGTTTGGCGACGATCTGCGCGCAGGATCCTGCAAGGTGCGGCCCGGCGTCGAGGTCTCGGCCAAGTCGACCACGCCGGCCAGCTGGTCGGTCAACGGCGTCAGCCGCTCCGGTGCATTCCTTGTCAGCCGCGACGACCAGGACCGCCCCGTCTACGGCGGCACGCCATCCGACTTCGCCGTGGTGCAGGCGATCCAGGAGATGAAGGCACGCGGTCTGCGGGTCACCTTCTACCCCTTCATTCTGATGGACGTGCCGCCCGGCAACACGCTGCCGAACCCGTATTCCGACAACGCCGCGGAGACGGGCCAGCCCGCGTTCCCTTGGCGGGGGCGGATCACCTGTTCCCCGGCTGCGGGTTTCGTCGGGACCGTGGACAAGACCGGAGCGGCCGCAAGCCAGGTCGCGGCGCTGTTCGGCGCGGCCACGCCCGCCAGCTTCAGCGTCTCGGGTCAGTCTGTTTCCTGGACCGGCACGCCCGGCGACTGGGGCCTGCGCCGCATGGTGCTGCACTATTCCCATCTCTGCGCGGCGGCGGGCGGGGTGAGCTCCTTCCTCATCGGCACCGAGATGCCGGGGCTGACGACGATCCGCTCGGGCGTCAGCACCTATCCGGCGGTGCAGGCGTTTCGGGATCTGCTCGCGGATGTCCGCTCGATCCTCGGGTCCGGCACCAGGATCGGCTACGCCGCCGACTGGTCGGAATACTTCGGGCACCAGCCGGGTGACGGCTCGGGTGACGTGTTCTTCCACCTCGACCCACTCTGGGCCGATCCCGAGATCGATTTCGTCGGGATCGACAACTACATGCCGCTGTCGGACTGGCGGGACGGGTTCGAGCATGCCGATGCGCAGGAGGGCTGGCCCGCGATCTACGACCGCGCCTATCTGCAAGCGAACATCGCGGGCGGCGAGGGCTTCGACTGGTTCTATGCCAGCGCGGCCGATCGGTCGGCGCAGGTCCGCACGCCGATCACCGACGGCGGCGCCGGAAAGCCATGGGTCTTCCGCTACAAGGATCTCCGCGCCTGGTGGTCGAGTGCGCATTACGACCGCCCGGGCGGGGTGGAGAGCGGCACGCCGACGGCGTGGGCGCCTCAGTCCAAGCCGATCTGGTTTACCGAGCTCGGCTGCCCCGCCATCGATCGGGGCACCAACCAGCCCAACGTCTTCTTCGACCCGAAGTCCTCGGAGAGCTTCACGCCGCATTTCTCGCGGGGCTGGCGCGATGACGCCATCCAGCGGGCCTATCTCGAGGCGACGTATCTCTGGTGGGGCGAGGCCGCGAACAACCCGCTGTCGTCGGTCTTTGGCGGCCGCATGGTGCACGTTCCCGAATGCGCCGCCTGGACATGGGACGCGCGGCCGTACCCATTCTTCCCCGCGCTGACCGACGTCTGGACCGACGGCGCGAACTGGCGGCTCGGGCACTGGCTGACCGGACGGCTTGGCGCGGTGTCGCTGGCGGCGCTCGTCCGGCACCTCTGCCTGCGCGCCGGGCTGCCTCAGACCCAGATCGACGTCTCCGGCCTCTGGGGCGCGGTCGAGGGCTACGCCATCACGGCGCTGGAAAGCCCGCGCGCCTCGATCACCACGCTGTCGCGCCACTTCGGCTTCGACGCCGTCGAGACCGAGGGCGTGATCCGCTTCCTCATGCGCGGCCGGGCCTCCGTCGCCACCCTCGCGCCCGACGATCTGGTCGCCCCGAGCGCGGGGAGCGGCGCCCGCGAGGGGGACCTGCTGGAGCTGACGCGCGGCCAGGAGACCGAACTGCCTCAAGCGCTGAAATGGCAAATCGCCCGCGCCGACGAGGACTACGACGCGGCCCTCGTCGAGGCGCGGCGCATCACCGTCGACACGACGAGGATCGCCTCGGAAAGCTTCCCGATGGCGGTGCCGCCCGAGGAAGCCGAGCGGCGCTGCCGCCGTGCGCTGATGGAGGCGTGGGTGGGACGCGAGACGGCGGCGTTCCGTCTGCCGCCCTCGCGGCTGGCGCTGGACCCGGCTGACGCGATCCGCCTCGCGCATGACGGGCGGCTGGTCGACCTGCGGCTCGTCTCCATCGCCGACGCCAAGGCGCGCGGCATCGAGGCGGTGCGCCAGGACCGGGCGACCTACGATCTGCCGCCCGGCGATCCCCGCGCGGCGTCGCTGACGCGCGCCGTGGTGTTCGGCGCGCCGGATGCGGTGCTGATGGACCTGCCGCAGCTGACCGAGGACCAGCCCACACACCGGCCCGTCATTGCAGCGCACGCGGTTCCGTGGCCGGGCGAGATGGCGGTGTTCCGCAGCCCCTCGACGGACGGGTTCGAGGTGCTGACCACCTTCGGCAGTCGCGCCCGGATCGGGGCGCTGGTCTCCGACTTCTTTGCGGGACCGACGTCGCGCTTCGACCTCGGAAACGCGCTGGTGGTCGATCTGCTGACCGGCACACTGGAGAGCGTCACCGACCTGACCCTGTTCGGCGGGGCAAACGCGCTCGCTATCGAGAGCGCACCCGGCGTCTGGGAAATCGTGCAGGCGGGCGCGGCAGAGCTTCTGGCGCCGGGTCGATATCGTCTGACCCGGCTCCTGCGCGGCCAGCGCGGAACAGAAGGCGCCATGGGCAACCCGGTGCCTGCTGGCGCGCGGGTCGTGGTGCTGGACGCTTCGCTGGCGTCCCTGCCGATCGCCGAGGCCGATCTCGGCATTCCGTGGAACTGGCGCATCGGTCCGGCGAGCCGCCCGGTCAGTGACGAGACCTATGTGGCGCAGGCCTTCACGCCGGTGGGCGTGGGGCTGAGGCCGTTCTCCGTTGTCCATGTTGCGCAGCCGTGGCGCACGCCACGCGGTCCCGGCGATCTGACCATCCGCTGGACGCGCCGGTCCCGCGCGCTCGCGGCCGACAGCTGGGGCGGGCTTGAGGTGCCGCTCGGCGAGGAACTGGAAGCCTACGAGGTGGAGATCCTCGACGGTCCTGCCGTGAAGCGGGTGCTGAGCACGGCCACCACCAGCGCCGTCTACACCGCCGCCCAGCAGACCGCCGATTGGGGCGCGCCGCTCGGCCCCGGCGACACGCTCGACGTCCGCATCTTCCAGCTCTCCGCCCTCGTCGGGCGGGGCGCGCCCAAGACCGTCACGCTGATACTCTGAAGGCCATCCCATGTCCGACGCCACGACCCATCTCCTGCTGCCCTACATCCTCGCGGCGCAGGCCCAGAAGCATGTCACCCACAACGAGGCGTTGCGGATCCTCGACGG